TATCGTGTTAGTTGCGGCTTCCTCTGCGGTTTTCGCCATTTGAGCAATTTCTTTAGCCTGAGACTCCGAGAAACCCTGCTGAATCAGATCCGCTTCGCTGTAAGCGCCGGCGAACTGTTTCAATGTTTCGGTGAGAACCTCGGTGGTCAGCCACTCGCCTTTGGTAAGGGACTCTCTAAACGAGCCGTACATGTTGATGGCGTTTTTCGCTCCGGTGCCGAGCAGTTCAGAAGTCCTGACAAGCGCGTCCTGGAACACCTTACCGCCCATACCGGCATTAACAACAGAGTTCCAGTCCATAAGCGAAACCTTACCGGCTGCCAATGCCTGGGAAAGCTGATACATTGCCGTAGAAGCTTGCTGAGAGGTGGAACCCGAAACAGCGGCCAAGTTAGCGATACCCTTGATAGAATCAACGGAAGTTTGAAGATTTACACCGGCTGCGGTAAACGTACCGATATTTCTGGTCATTTCGGTAAAGTTGTAAATCGTCTTGTCCGCATAGGTGTTCAGTTCATCCAGCGCCCTGTTTACTTGCTGAAGGTTTGTCCCTTCATGCTGAGTGTTGGCAAGGATAGTTTGCACCGCGCCGATTTGCGTTTCATATTCCTGAAAACCTGTTTTAATCGGGTCTATCGTAAGCGCCGAAACAATCCTTTTTCCCGCGTTCAAAGCGGAATTGGTGATATTGGCAAGGGCTGTTACCGCCATGACTTCCAAAGCTGAAAACTTCAGACGCACAGACTCCACAGCATTCGCAAGGCCGTTCATATTTACCTTTTTGGAAGCGCTGTCTATTTCATCGAAACCCTTTGCAGCGCCGGATAAATTCAAGCTCTTCTTCAATCTATCCAAAGTGGAAAGGCTGGTCTGAACATTACTTTCGAATTGCTTGTTGTCAAATCGCATTTCTACGACTCTTTCGTCAATCGTAGTGCTCATAGCTTAGTAACCCCCTTCCATGCTTGTTCTGCAATTTTGTCAAAAATAGGCTGGATAGCAGGATTGATGTAATCTCGACCCTGTACCCAGCCACCGTTGCGGGTCCCGTGACCATACTGAAGAATAATGGCTATCGGAACCCCATTTTGAACATTTGAGTTGTAAAACGTAATCTTTGCCGTTCCGTTTCGGTTTTCAATCTTGTAATACCAAGAATTGGCCGTTTGCCCGCTATCGATAGGCGTTGCAGAAGCAAGGGCGGCGACCCCTTCTCGACCATACTTGTCAAGATCCCCGATTCGGACGGCCTCTTTCGCTCTCTCCAAAAACCGAGTTGTTCTGGAGAAGTCGCCCTTGTGTCTGAACCTTATCATTGAATCATCCTTTTACAGAAGTTCGTTTACTCTTTTCTGGACAGCGTTGTAATCGTAGCCGGCTGCCTGCAAACGGTTCTTACGATCCTGCCCGTTTCCCCACAAACCCTGAATCACTTCTCTGGCAAGCTCATCAACGCTCTTTTTAGCAGTGGAAGAAACAGCCGTTCCGCTCTTAGTAGTGATATAAGTATCGAAGCCCGCAGCTTTCAGCTTGGCGGCCATAGCGTCCGCGTTTGCCTTGTTGCTGTAGGCTCCTACCTGAATCTTATAAAGATTGTCGACTTTGACCATGTAAGTATCGAAGCCAGCCGCCTTCACTTTGGACAACATAGCGTCCGCGTTTGCCTTGTTACTGAATGCTCCTGTCTGGACGCGGTATAAAACATTACCGCCGGCAGTTCCAGGATTGCTGGCCGAACTTCCTCCCAATTTTGCAGTAACCTTGGAAGCCAAATCGCCCATGCGGGAATACATCCAATCTCCAGGACAACTTTTATTCGCAAACCACCTGTGAACAGACAAGACCATTTCATCAGCAGCCGGATTGTAATTAAGCGTCTTTGTCTTATCACCAAGCCACAGAAGCTTCTTTTTACCATTGCGTTTGCAAATATCCACGCAAAGCTCGATGAGCTTGTTATAGACAACGTCCTTAAATGCATAAGGATGGGTGGTATCGCTCGCGCATTCAATCGTTACGGCACGCTGATCGTTTTCGTTAGAAGAAGAACACCAGGAACGGTTTTTCTCTTCCACATACATACCGACTCTTCCGTCTACGCCAATACCGTACTGGCAGGACGCCTGCCGGGAGGTCGGAGCAAAAATATTGCCCAGTGTTTCAACCGAGCACTGCCCGACAACACAGTGGGGCGTAATACGGTCGATTGCATGTGTCCTCCTCCCAGAATGATTAGGACTTAATTTGGTGTATGACACCAATGGACTATTACTCATGAGTTGTGTCCTCCTTTGTGCCTTGAATTTGCTGAATCATCTGAATAACCTTGTCATACCCAACGGTGGAGGTGAGAAAGCTGAGATACATAAGAATACACACTTCAACTCCAATTTTCAGAGTAAAAGCAATATCATTCATGATGATGTAAATAGCGCATACAGCGCACGACAGCAAAACAGCTACGACAGCGGCGAGAACGTTAGACGAATATTTGATAGTCGTCTCGTTCAAAAGCTTTTTGATTCCTTCAACGGTAAGGTTTGTTACCAGTGATACAATCAAAAGAGCTGTCGTCAAAAAGTAAATAGGCATTTTAACCCTCCTTCATATCCACAGTTCCTTCATGGATTTCTTCTTTGCGCCTTAGACGTTCTTCTCTTTTTTCAAAAAAAGTTTCAAACAACGCCTTTAAGAAATAGCCGAGCATAACCCCGACAACGGTACTCGCTATCGTGCTGGAAAGTGATTCTGCAATTTGTACTTGTCCCATAAAAGCCAGTACGTACGACAACTGCAAATCAATCAGCGAAACAGCAAGAATAATGGCGACTGCCCTCTTGGTGTAGGTTTCGAGCCATTTCTTATAGCCTCGTTTTTTTATTCGTTTCGTAATCTCACCCCCTCGTATTGAGACGGCTCCTACGAGCAGCATTCAAAGCCGCATTTCGTTTCATGATTTCGCGCTTGCTTCTTCGCTTGGGCGGGTTGTTCTTTACATTGCACACCCTGATAAGCGTGAGAAGTTTATTGAGGTGCCATTTTTGAAACTCCACTGGTATGTTGAAAGCGATCATCCAGTAATAAATGAGCTCAGCCGTAACAATTTCCCGGCTGTTTTTTGGCAGTGAATCTTCTGAGAAGAAAGTCGCTGTCATCGGCGCTTCGATATAAGCGTTAATCGCGTCGTAATTTGCGGCAGTGAGCCTTTTGTATACCTCGGGATTCACATTCTGGGTAAGCGTCATGCATTTGACATAGTCCAGAATTTCTTCTTCTGTTTTGTCTTGTTTCCCAAGAAACGCTTTACACCATTTGGATTCCCATTTTGAAAGAGAGACCAGAGAATGCTCCAACTGCAAAGTCTGCTCTTTCGTGTAGATGAATTCTTCATTGACTTCATCCCAGAATTCCTCGGCAGGTATTGTAATTCGAAGCATTCTTCAGTCCTCCATAGTTGTCAAATTAACTCAATTGTTGACAGGAGCGATTGCCGGATGCTGGCTTGCTGCGGGTTTCTTATTCGGAATAACGCCATTTACAAACTCGGCCGCTTTGGTTGCATCGGTGGCAAGTTCCATGTACAACTGAGAGTATGCCTCGGTCTGGGAGAATGCGGTGGAAAGCTCCTCAGACTTGATGAATCGCTTACCATCGGGACTCTTCTCACCATACGCCTTAAAGATAAAGTCTTTAAACACCTTTATAATGGTCGGCATATCCTGAGCCGCAACAACTCGGCGAATCATATCGCCGAAACCGCCGGTCGTACTCATCTCCATCTCAAGAGCTTCGGCTTCCGTGATGTTAAACCAGAAATCTTCAGTGCGCTCAAGGCCGTTATAGTCGGTATAAGTGATTGTCTTTTTAATCATGCGAAATTTCTCCTTTCAAATAAAAAAAAAAAAATACAAAGCCGCCAGCTTACCTGAATACGGCCTTGTACCTATTCTTAAATCTTTTGTTTCTTATGCTTAACCGGCGGGGGTCATCAGAGTGATGATCTCATCCGGCAGAGGCAGACGGGGATCTACGCCGTCTTCTGTTTCGGGACCTGTAGGATCTTTGCCATACAGGATCTCTTCCAGCGCTTTCAGCTTCTCCGCATCCACCTTGGTAGAGTCGATAATCACGCAGGCGGTAGGCTTAAAGCCTGTTACGTTGACGGGAGTCGTGCTGACTTCCCAAGAGAAGGTGATGGCTTCGGGGCTGTCGTTGATGGTCGTATACCCCTTTTCGGAAGGTGCAGCCAGAGCGCCGTAAATCAGATGCAGCTTATAGCCGTGGTCGTTGCTGTCAACATCGTTACCGATGACAGTACGATAGCTGAGACCAAACACCTTTCTGGCCTGCTGGCCGATTGTCACGCCGGTTGCAATTTCAGCAGAGCCGTCGCACTCAGCGAATTCATCAGGATAAGTATAAGCCTCAATCGTCGCGCCGAACTCCTCAGCAGACATCAGGTTCAGATACTTGATGTTATCTGCGTAAATAGGAGACGCCTCCGCACCGGAGGGGCTTTCGGTAACAGCGGTAAGACCATTCCAAGCAACACCCTTATTGTAAAGACCGCCGGCCTGAATAGGGTAGAGAACGCCATGGTCTACGCCGGTTTCGTACAAACGTTCACCGGTTTTATCCCAAACAAGTTTACTCATAGGTTCGTTCCTCCTTGTTAAAAGTAAAGTGTAAAAACGTAATGGTTCAGGTTATCGCTTTTGTAATGCCGCACAAACCGGCAAGTAGGCAATTTTGCCACTATGTCGATAAAAGAACTGTCCGGATTCTTGTCGATAACCGTCACCAGATATTTGCGGTTGGACAAATATACCCCGTCATCTGCAAACGTGTTCTCGATATCTTCGAGAGCGTAAACGATGGCGGGGTAATTCATCTTGACTGACTCGGGAGGTTGGTAATACACATTTCGGCTTCCCAGAAGATCTTCTAGCAAAGCCTGTAGATCTAGTCTATTCGCCATTATATACTCCTCCTATAGTCAGTATTAGTCTAGGGTACTGAACTTCGACACTTTCTATCTTCCATTTAGCACCCATAAACCCAACGTACTTCATCAAGTGAAAATTCTCGCGAGCAAATGGATCGGCCAAAATACTAATCTCATTCGAAACGTTGATGTTGTCGTTGAGTTTGTCGGCTGTCTGAAGTCTGCGAGTATTTCTGACAAGTTCGCCGAAATACATGCGCTCGGAGATATGGGGCTCCCATACGCCTGGGGTCGTTTCTTCAGTAACAGCATAGCCGATTGGTCCATAAAACTTCGCCATTTTGAATTTTCACCCCTTTAGTCAGCGGAATACTCCTTGGAATACAGAGTAGTCGCCGCAGAAGCAGACGCGGAAACAGCAGTCGCAAAGGTTACGGATACGCTGCCGCCAGACTCTTCCTTGAAAAACAGCGGCATGTAATACGTGCTGTTATAGTTGATAATTACGCCCTTCTTGCACAGATTGAGAAGGGTATCTTTGTCAACTTTATTCGCTTCCGAACACTTACTGTCCGTATACAGGTAATTATCAGCCGTCTTACCATAGAGAATAACGTTTTTCATATATTTCTCTTCAGCGTCAGCGTAAACAACAGTCATGTTATTCATTGATTAGTCCTCCTTGCTATTTTTATGTTGTTGATTTTAACCGGCAGTGCTCAGCTCAAGAGCGATAGCGGAATAAGGCTTGATAAGGGCGCCGGAGCAGCGGGTCTCAATCAGATACTTCTGCTGGTTGTAGTCGATATCGAAATCGTCGAACATGTTCACAGCGCCGCCGCGATCCGCGCCGACATTGTAATCTGCCAGATTAACGATAATGCCCATCAGAGCGCCGCCGTTCTTGCCATTTACACCCTCCATAACCGGAACGGTCACAATCTCCTTAACGCGGAGCTTCTTTGCAAGCTGAGCGACATCAGTGTAGAGATCGCGACCGGTGGTATCGGTCAGAAGCAGGCAGTCGGTAAGAATGTCTTCAGTGGTATACAGAGTAGGCTGACCAGAACCCTTATAGTTCTTGCGGGCCTTGATAGCGGTACGAATAAACTCACGGGCCTTGTCGTCCTCAGTAGCGGAAGACTGGACGCTGACGGTAGCCTGAATGGTGTACAGCTCCTCGTCCTTGAGAATGGGACGGATGTTCTGCTCATTGATCTTATCGTCGCTAGAAGCAAGACGGCCGTCGCCAATCAGATAAGCGCGGGCCAACTCCTCGTCCAGCATCATGCGCATTTCAGATTTCAGCCACGCCACAACGTCGAAATCGGTGATATCAACGACATCATCGCGATCCATCTTCTGCTTCTTGTAAACCGTAGTCGGGGTAGTGGTGCGCTTCAGAAGACCAAAGACCTCTTCCTTCTTCAGCTTGCCTTTGAAATAACCCTTTGCGCGGGCGTCATCTTCAGTGATATCAGCAAAGATGGACTTGATGCGGGAGAACGGAGTGTGATGCACACCGCTCATAACCTTCTTTACCCATCCGGTATCGCGCTGAATAAATTCAGGAGTGTTGGCCAAGGTCTGAGCGTCCGGGAACAGATAGTCAACATTGTCGATGCCATGGGCAAGCACACTGTCCTTCAGGCTGCCGTAGCGCTTGATATCGCCAAAGATGGTAGAAATCTCTTCGCTGGATACCTCGGACCCATCGGAATGAACGAGAACATTCTCCTTCTGACGGTCATCCTTATCAAACACATTATGTTTCATAGTATTAGTTCCTCCTTTAGAATCGTCATCGTTATTGTCTTCAGACTCGGGATCAGATTCCCCCTGGTCGTCCATAGCCTGACCGATCATAGCGTACATAACGTTTTTCTGCTCTTCGGTCATGCTGTTGATTACATCGGCGACAGTTTTCTCCTCATCGGAATCGGTCTTCTTCTCGGGCTCGTCCTTCTTTTCGGAAGTTTCTTTCTTTTCACCGTCGTCCGCCTTGTCTTCCTGCTTATCAGCATCGGAATGAGACAGATAGAGCGGCATACCCGTATAGATGATCGCTTCGTCATCCGAGTCTTCGCCGTGCTTGAGCATAGAATCGATAAAAGCGCCAGGATTTGCACCGGCATGGACCAGGCTTACTTCACGAATCTCTCCATGAAGAACGTCGCACCCTCTCTGCTGAAGCTGATTGGCGTAGATAGACAACGCACAAATGTCCCCATGCTTTACAAGAATCTTTCCAATCTCGCCGGATTCGGAATCGTTGAAAAAGCCGTAGGTATAAACACCTTCCGGACGATTTTCCAGCCATGCATGACCAAGCACATTGCGTGGGTCATTGTGCTGATGATTCCATACAAGAGGGACTTTGATTCCATCATCATGTTTGAACGCGTCTCTACGAATCACTCTTCCGTCAGAGCATTTAAGGTCGTTTCTGGTTGCCCATCCGCTGAAATCGCAGGCTTCAGGCTGAAATGCTCTTTCCATTTTGAATTTCCTCCTTATTTTCGTCTTCGACAGGCGGATTGGTTTCCGGCTCTGACTCGCTCGGGGCGCTAAGGTTTTTGTTCCTAAGCTCGTCCGCTCTCGGGTCATCCGAAGGCTTCATGCCGATAACCTGCCGAATTTCATTCGATGTCATAATTTCATTTCGAGTAAATTTATCAGCAATTTCAGCGATATCGTTAACAGGAACGAGTTTAAACGGGTCTCTAAAGAACGAAATCGACTGGGATTGTGATCGGGCGGTTTTTGTTAGAAACTTTCGTTTCATTTCGTCAACAATAGCTGAAATAATAGGCTCAATCGTTCGGTTATTGTAGTTCAGCATCGTTTTCTCGTCCGCCGTACCGTCCAATATGCTTTGAGTGATACCTAACTGGCTGTATAGCATACTCGTTAAATATTCAATCTGCGACATAAGGTTGTTGTTGACGGAACGATTCAACTGCGTAATACGCTCGGTACCGTCGGCGTAAGCAATACCGTATTTAGTACCGGACAACTGAGCTTCAATATCTTTTCGCCTGTTTTCGGCCTGTTGGCGCCTTGCTTCCGTCTTGATGACATAGGGTAACTGGATAATCAAATCTAATTTTCCAGAACCGCTCTGCTCATCGATGACGTCAAGTAGGTTAAGTTTTCGAATAAGCCGCTGCATAGTAGAGTTAGGCTCATTCACAACTGCGTACAGAGGATTTTCAACAATCGCTACTGTACTCTTTGGTACCAGTATGTTTTCTTTTGCCCCGGTCCGCTCGTTATAGAGGCGAACCCTAACATGCTGTGGATACCAATCTAAAATTTTACCGACTCGCATGGTTTGAATGTCATACGAACCGGTAACGGAAGGATCATAAGTTGTATCAACGGGCACAATCGCCACGCAGCCTTCATCAAGCATGGATACAACAATGTCCTGAATAAAGGCTCTGGCGGTTTGATCGATATTTGCTTCTACAGTAAGGCAAGTGTTCAAACCATCCTGAATAACGGATAAGAAGCGTCCATTTTCGTCCAGACGAATATGCTGCACATTTAACGCCGCAACGTCCAGAGCAATCCGGTTATACACAGAAGTGATAATGGACCGCTCGTTGCCTTTGGTAAGACGTATACGGTCGGGTCTGGACGAATAGCCAGGTCCAACATCCTGATAGGTTGTATAATCAGTTCCCGTAAATGCGTTCCAAGCATGTTTCAATCTGGAACCAAAAGACATTCCCATTTTGAATCATCACCTCCTTTTTAGTCGAACGCGTCACGATTGAGCTTGTACGCGATGTATGCATCCATCATCGCGGCAACAGCGTCAATCTTTTGCTCGTATCGTTTCTTAAGCAATTTTCGATTTCCATTGGTATCTTCAAGGGTAATACAGTTACCCATAGCAAAAGTCATGAGTTCCTCATCGAAGAGAAGCATCCTTTCTTCGGAAAGCTTCTTTAATTCCCCAAGAGGAACCGATTCCGTTTTGGCACCCTGAATAACTTTTTCAATGCCAAACGGACCATTTTCCTGTTCCCATCTGGCGACAAATTCTTTGGCGTTATACGGGTCAAAACCAAGACAGCGAACGTCATAGCCGCACTCTGAAATATGATTGTCGAGGTCTTCATAAACGTCCATCATATCGAGCACAGCGCCCTCTAAAACAATTAAACTGCCTTCGGCCATGAACTGATCGTATTTGATCCTCATAGCTGCGGGCAGTTTCATCAACGTCATAGAAGTTATATAATTTCGTGTCTTAATACCAAAAGAACCGTTTGACAACGGGAACAAAAACGTAAAAGCGCAGAAGTCATCGCCCTGCGATAAATCTGCACCAAGAGAACATGGCATCTGCCAGTAGTCTCTCTTTCGGTGAGGAAGCGTTTCTTCATAAGTAAAGTAGTAGGTATATCCCTCCATGGGTAATCCAAAACGCTTTGCGAGAATATCGTTTCGTGCAGCGGGGGCTTTCTCGGCTCTTTCCACGTCCAATTGGTAAGTTTCGTAACTCACTGTTTTGCCAAGATTCGGATTGGCCTTAAGCCACATTTCTGGATCTCCAACTTCGTCAATCGAATCGAGTTTGTACCACCATATGGATACATGTGGATTGATGTAATCTCCTTTGAGAATGTCCATCAACTCCATTTTGATAGTATCACCGCTTCCGTTGCGGACTGTACCCTCGGAACTAATTGCTACAATGATGTAGTCATTTACTTTTGAAGCGCCCTGTTCAATTGCGCCGATAACATCCTCTCGAATGTCGCCGGAAAGCCATTCGTCAACCGTTGCCACCTTGATCTGCAAGCCCTGAAGCTTAGCGATGCTCATTGGCCGAACTTCAAGAAGAGAACCGGTAAGAAAATTCTCTACACCTTTCTTGGTTGACGCCAATTTGGTGCGATTTGCTTTTGAACCGGTGGTGTTCTGTAAAGAACCTTCTGTCAGGAACTGGAACAACGGTCCGCGAGAACGCGTTATTGCAGTACGCAAAGGAGACATAACTTCTTCCGCCTGCTTCATGGTCGGCGCCGTGGTGATTTGGTGTGTGGTGGAAGTGTCAACGTTGAGAAAGTATCCCTGTAGAGTGGAAGCATACATTGATTTTGCAGCACCTCTGGCTACGATAAGATACTGTTTATTGATAAGACGCTTCTTAACGTTCTTTCGAATGTAGTGTCCGCCGTGACCGTCTGGATTTGGCTGGTATACGCTTCGTTCGACAAAGTAATACCATCCGAAAATCTGTTCGCCCCACAGCTTGAATGTATCCAGTAAAGAAAGATCGGACCCATCAGTAAGAGTCAGCTCCGCTTCGCAATAGGCGATCCATCCTTCAACCGCCTGGTCGTCATAGTAAACGCCAGGGTTGGCAATAAGGTCGTCGATGCGATTCATCTCCATGGAGATTTCTTTGTTTACCGGGATTTCCCCTCGAAGAACGGCATCACGAAACATGCCGTAATATTTGGGGACGGCAGTGTTTGATAATGCCATAAGCAATCGATCTCCTTTTTACTTCTTGCTAAGGCCACTGACGATTTTCTTAATCTTGTCATAGTTGTTGTAAAGCGTAATCGCTGTGGTGGTAGCAGTTGCTATTCCAGTAGCGGCTTTCATTGTCTTAGAAACAAATTCTTTACCGCGATTAACATCACTGCCGGACAACTGCTTATACTGCCGCTCCATTTGCAGACGATTAAGACGGCTGCGAAGCTCAGCATCACTCATGGTTTTTACGCTTTTACCACTATGAGCTTTTTTATAATCATCATGGCTTGGTTCTTCGGAAGCGTTTTCCCTCGCTCTTCTTTTTCCAGCGGCTGTTCGAGATCCGTCTTTATTCTGGAATCTCCTAACGCCCCATTTCATTCCTTTGATACCATGATGAGAAAGCGAAGTATTATCCATTTTGAATTTCTCCTTTCTCTGCTGGTTTCGGGTCGACAGAAACATTGATCCTCCACTCAAGCTCGCTTATCTGTCTGTTGATAGACTCGATAACTGCTGAACTAAGCGGAGGATCAAAAGCCAACCGAACCTTTAGATAAATGTAGGTTTTAACAAACTCAAGACGGAAATCATCTTGCAGAAATTCAGACCATTCGGCGCTGTCATCTTCGATACGGAATCCCTCAGCAGGACCGACACCAAGTTGAGTAAGAACAGAAAACACTGAATTGATATGCATGATGATATCCTGGTCAAAGTGCTCGTATTCTTCTGTAATTCCGAGCAGTTTTTTAATCGATGTCAGTATGCTGTCCATATCGAATTACCTCACTCTCTAACGGCGATGAATTTCTTCATGCAAAAGCCTTCGATACCGGAAACAGTACAGACCGCATACCAATCATCATTGGAATTTGCCATGTCGATTTTCAGCTCGTCAAGAGCCTTTGCTTCCGCGATTACATTTGAATCGGCAGAAGCTTTTTCTCGGATATTCAGCGACAGACAATTAACCACTACGCCAATAAGACCGTCGCAGACATCGCTGCCATCTCCGGAAACTCCATCGGGATTTTCCATATCGACATCTTCATACATCGTGCTCATAAAATGTACTCCTTTCAATTTTTTCGCCAAGGGCAAGTATCATTGTGGCTCCTTTGAATCGGTTTTAAGATAAGGATACTTTCGTCTCCGTAGTGGATAGCGTTATGTGTTTTTAGATGCGTGCATATCACATTTTCCAAATCAAAGACGCAAGGATTTCGATTTATGATATCCTCATAAGTAATCGGATTGATGTGGTGTATTAGTACCGGTCCAAATATTTCATGGCCGGCAATTCCCAAATCGCACCCATTATCTCGAATGATAACGTCGTCTCTAAAACTCAGCCATTCGCTGGAATGATAAAATTCTTGATTAAGCCACCTTTGAAAACCGAAAGTAGCTTCGCCGATTTTCCCATCCAACTTCAGATAACGGAATCGTTCCTCAAATGTCGGAAGAGATATCAGTTCCGTATAAGTTCTAACACTCATCTTCATCGCCCCCGGCACCAGAATAATGACGCATGGCGTTAAGAGCATTGGTGTAGAGTTCTTCGACACGTTTTGCGGATTGAAGGTTTTGTGTTTTAGCCTCGATAAGCTCTTTCTGCTTCTCAAGAATTTCTTTTTCTATCTTTTCCTTAGTCGAACCAAGTTTCAGATAATGAGTAATAACCTGAGAAGAAGCAGTTCCCTCTCTTAACTGCTTTTCAGCAAGATCAACGGCCAAAGAAACCAATTGGTTTTCTCTAGCCTCCGGAGATAAAGCCGGTCTCATCTTTCTTGACGACTCAGAAGAGCTTGCAGCTTTACCTTTTGGCATCCTTACTGCCTCCTCTCTGTTTATTGCCATGTGCTATTTGCTTTGCAAGTACCTGTTTCACATAGGTTTTGATACAGTATTTGAGAGAACTTACAGAGCTGGCTTCCATCAATCACCGAAAGGAGAAAAACATGAAAGGAAGAAGGAGGAGCACATGAAGAAAAGCTGCCACCAACCCTGTAAGCTCGCTCAAATACTGCATCATTTCCTAAAAGCGAACCCCAAAAATAACCCCCGGGGATTTTTTTAAGACCGCCGCGATGTGGGAGGGGGTGGATTTTTTTCAACACCCCCCTATACCCACAAAGCAACAGTATAGCCATACCATCCAATGAGAAAACAACTTAAAACCCCAACTTAGAAAATAAGAAATAACAGCAAAATAAAAACGACAAGATCGGCAATGATATCTATCCATAGTCCAATCAAGTCGTTGCTGAAGTTCTTCTTACTTTCTTGTAAATGTTCATGAAGTCATGCTTAATAATCTCATCAATTGCTCTTTCAATCTCTTGATCGTTTTCTTCATCTGAGAATTGGTCAGATGTTTTGGCGATTCGAGCAAGGTAAGAGCAAGTATTGTAACCTTTTCCTACATCGAATAAGAACCAATCGGAGAACCGTTCAAACGGATCGTAAGGATTGTCAAATGTAGTAAGAGCACATGAACCATTCATACTAGGTCACTCCTTTCATTTCAGATAGTTCGACACAGTGCTCGTAGAAATTCCCAAAGCTTCAGCAATTTCAGAAGTGCTATAACCAGAAGCATTCATAGATGCAATCTTTTGCATCTTAGCGGTACTCAAAGTAGTAGACGCTCTAGGTGTAGCGCGCTGCCTGAGCACATCTATGTCGGCATTATCTATAATTTGACGGAGCCTGTTTTCACTGATAGCACCTGCCTGAATTGCTTCCCACTCTCGGTCTGTTATTTTGATGGTTTCTTTCTTTGCGCCCACCATAGACCGGGCCTGGGTAAGAGCTTGCTGACTGGCTTTCTTGATTTCGCTGCTTGTCATGCCAGGATTGTCCTGTTTCTTGGCGGCTACTACCGCATTGGCTATAGTCTGGGCCTGCCTTTCCCTGGGGGCGTTCTTTAATGCAACATTAAGCTTGGCAGTCAATGAATCGACCTCGGCCTGGTAGGTCTCTTTAGCAGAAGCAGAATATGGGACCTTACCCGTAGATAACATTTCCAGACGCGCCTGATTTGCCAGGGCCTTCATTTTATTGGCATAGTTCGCATAGGCCCTCTCAATTGGGGAATCCACATCAGATACAAGTGTGTAGGCGTCTTTTGTTTCAGCCATCTTGGTACTGGGTTGTGTTCTAACCTTAGTCCTGCCAGTCCTTTTATCCACATAAACGGGATCATCAACTGGTTTCCATACAAGTTCTCCGGTCTTTTCGTCAATCTTGGGGCTTCCTTGTCTTTTTACCACCGATACCTCAGATTTTGCACGAGAAATAAGGGTAGAAGCGCCCTCGTGATAACGACCGTTTTCCACAGTACCCTGATATTTCTTCTTTAAAGAACTAATACCATTGTCGATTTCACTCTGCTTATAATCCAGCTTGTGTTTTTCAGCATCAATAACCACCATTGAATGACGAACCGCTCTCGCAAGTTCTTCTCTAGTGGCGCCCTTGATGGTCATATCTGTAATCAGGTTCGAGATGACGCCCATTTCTTTTTGGGTATCCCGCATCGGCTTAAAGGTTCCTTCTTTCTTTCCGCCGTATTCGAGTTTTGGGTCAAAGCCCTCGATCAGCGGCGGGGTAGAAGTGATTTTAACCTTGCTTCTTCCCGAATTACATGGAATAACCATAACGGTATCGCCGTCAAAGTCGGCTCCGGAAAGGCGTTCCGCAACTTTGCTGTTAATACCGATGGCATCTTTCGGAGTATTGCCTAAAACCCTTCGCGCTTCCGCCTGTTTATTGTTGACGGTGAGAATCGGGATTTCAAAGGTTCCGCCATGAGGGTAACGAACCAAAGCTACGGTTTCACCATTCTTATAGTTTGGCGCATAGACCTCGTTATCTTTCATCGATGTAATCGGAAGAATAACTTGATACTTCTGGCGGGGAAGGGCGGCTGCTTGCAGATGGACGGCGTCATAATCACAGCTATCGGCGAAAGAACTGAGCAGCGATTTCTTGACAGTAGGGTTGGTCAGAGAACAAATCTCATCAAACTCAGCCATCTTATCGCTTATTGCCAGATTGAGCTGCTTATCCACCAAATACTTGGGTTGTTTGGAAAGAAACTGCGAAGGAAGTTTATCGGCCCATTCGCCCCAATCGCCTTCTTCGGCTCTTTTGTTGATAAGCGAAAGTGATTGCTTCTTTCCTGTCACCGGATCAGTGTATTTTCCATTAGGGTCGTCATAATAACTCTGGCCGCCACGCTCTTTAATCGCTGAGCCAAAAGGATTATCCGGATCATCCTTGATTTTCTTAAGCACATCCTGTGTTGGCGTGCCCTTCTTCTTATTAGTGTTGAACACAACGTCAACGCCATCGGGAAGGTCATCGGAATAAACGGCCATCCCCTTAAGATAGTGTGTTCCGTCCACAAGAATACGGACCTGCGCATAATGTGCGTCACCAAGAGAAAGGTCATCCACGCCTCTTCGAAGCTCGATAACGCCATCTTTCTGAATTCCACCATCTTCCGCATAACGAATTTGAAGCCGTTTGGAATCCATACTGGACGGGTATTCGAACGCTTTTCTGAAAGACTCGCCTTCATCATAAGAGATGTAATCCCTCACAGAATGAACATTTTCAAAATTATAAATCTCTTTGTGTTCTGTTCCGGGAGGGCAGATGACTTTAATGTTGGTCTGCTTTCCAGGATTCGTAACCTGCGGAACACCGCCTCCATATATCGGATATCCTTCCATCTCCAAAATATAAAGAGCTTGGTTCAACTTTTCTTTAGAGATACCAAGTTCCCGCTCAACGCCGGTTCCAACATCTATCATCCCTTTTTCCGCAATCTGCTTTTTCAGGAATTCAGCCGTGGTTTTAGCCTGGTTCATGCGGGCTTCGGACGATTCGTTGAGCAAAGAACGGACGGAAGAATCATTAGCGAATCCCATCTTCTCCGCGATTTCGTTCAGACTGTAACCTTTTTCCCGAAGCGCCTTAGCAGTCGAAACGTCGGCAGATCTTCTTTCATCTTTCGCCAAGCTCATCTGTGTCCTGAACTGCGTTGTGCTCAAGCCCATAGATTTGGCAATGGCTACTTCACCAGTGTAAGTTTTCCCATCTTTATCTGTGAAAGTGAATCCAGATTTCTTCATCTCTTCCACTCGCGACAGAAAATCCCCACTGTGCTGGTAAGGGTTATCTCCAGAACCCCAGGGATAACGACCGGAACGTCTCGGCATTCCGTAGTGCATCAGCATTTCCTCCACAAAGGAATTCATGGTTTAACCCTCCTGTTCTTTGATTTTTCGAATCACCTTGTCAAAAGTGATGATTTTGTCCATAATCGGAACGATGTCTTCCGCTGTCGGTTCATCGTACAGAATTTCATTGTTTTGGTACAAACGAAGTTCTATATCGATATCAGCAGGTTTTATTTTGTACTCCAAACAAAAAAGAGCAGCATATATTTTAAGCTGCTCCATGTGCGCCGGAATAGCTCCGGTCTTTAAATCATGAATACGAAGGAACCGGTTTCGAAACATGATAGTGTCGGCGGTGCCAAAACAATTTTCTGAGTAAAACAGAATTTGCTCTGGTATCATTTTGAAACCGATCGCGTCATTGACATACATGTTCAGTGTTTTTTGAGACTTCGGCAATTTCTGCCCAAGGCGAATACACTGGCACGCAAATTCGTGAAGAACGGTTCCTTTTTGCGTGGCAAGGAATTTGGAATACGCTTCCGCTACCTTATCCTCGCTGTAGTTTATCCAATGATATTTGCTGGCACCGAGAAAAGCGTGTTGCCCTTCAAGATTCGAATGATTGTTGAAGATCATGCAGCACTTCCTCCTTGTTCTCCGGGCAGATGAATCTTGAGAACGACATCTCATTCATCTTCCCGACATAATACTCTTGATTCGGTTGTCTCTTTGCGCCAGCGCTTTGTTTACATTCCAAAGAAGCCCATTTATCGTTGTAGAGAATGAGCAGATCGGGAATGCCTTGCAAATATCCCGAATCGCTTTTCATAACGATGCAACCAGGAAATCTTTTCTTAAGCTCTTTAATGAGCTTTGCTTGGAATTGACTTTCAAGCATGGTTAATGGGCCTCCTTTCAGTGTTTTTTGCAAAACGGAAAAGGGAATGTCTATCTTTAAAAATAGCTATTCTATCCCTCTCTTCATAAAAGGGCATGTATTTTTCGCGCGGCAAAAATAGACAAAAGAAAAGGCCAAGACACCGTTAAGCATCTTGGCCGCGTCAATTATTCAGTTTTAGCGTTTAGCTGTTATTTCGAAGATAGCGTATCAAAATCCAAATGAGCCACAATCCTCCGGTACAGAGCACCAAAATAAAATCCAGCAGCAAACCGCCAAAGCCTCGCTTTTTACCATTCTTACTCATTGTGTTCCTCCTTGTCGTTGTTCTTTTTATGAAGAACCGATGGAATTTTTCCGACTCCTCGTTTAACAGTATCAGCAACATCCGATACCACTTGCTTTGTTTTTTCTTTCCTCTCAGAACGCCTTATACTTTTCTCAAGCAATAGTTCTGCTTTTCGTTTTTCGGACTCATTGAACAGACGCTGACTTTCATCGATAACTTCCTGCGTTATATACAAAACGCGAACAGTAGTCCCTGGTTCGACTTTCTGTTTTGCTTTTGGCTCAGATTTAATCACCTGATTGTTGATACAGTTTCTATATTTTCCGTCGGCGTCATCAATAAGAGTCGGAGAGAGGACTGCCTTTAGCCCAAGGCTTGTCAGTATTTCTACAGCTTGCTCCGACGTGGTTCGATATTCCGAAGAATATAGCTTCGGCACAACGACCAGTTTTTTCCGTTCCTCAATCGTCTTATCCGCATAATCACGAACAGCTTCAATAGCAGGTTTGACAAGAGGCACTATGGATGCAGCCATAGCGATGCCTGTTGCGATATTATTAGTGGTTTTAGGTGTTTTCTTCTCTCCGCTCATTGTCCTATCCCCTTTCATAAGGGCAATAAAAAAGTGCGCCCCCACATGAGAGACGCACCGAAAAAGTGAATCCCTCATTGTTGCCACACAATCGCAATCAAGTCGCAAAGGACACATGAGTAAAGAGAGAAAACACTTTTTACCAAAGTAATTTTCCCTTGCAACTTGAAAACTATTAGATTGTGTGGCTCTTACAGTATAGCACAAAAGCCAAAATAAAGAAAGGACTTTATTTGCAAACCACTTGACTTTTTGCTTGATTTGTGGTATGCATTTTCGGCTTGTGGCCAAATGCCCACTTTTGTTCGCCTTATTTATTTAAATATTAAAACTTTTTATCGCAATTAAATAAGAAATAAAAGTGGGCAAGTGGGCTTTTTAGTGGTTTTCCGACACCCAATTTGCGCAAATCGGCCAAAAATGGCCAAAAAACGCCAAAAAAGTGCCGTTTTCAGAAAATGCACCCGATTTTTTCTGCCCACTTTTGGTTCGCAAAACCGGGCTTTTGCCCACTTTTTTTGGCCAAAAATGAGATTTTTCGTCCGTACAAGCTCCAAAATTTCCCCAAAATTGGTCAAAGCCCACTTTCTTAAAAATAAAAGTGGCCACAATTTTGCAGATTTTCAAAGAGTGTACGGACGTTTTTCTCATCTCCAAACCCGTCCGGTCTGTTTGTCAATCAACACAATACGGCCTTCGATTTGGAAACCAGCAAGCTCACAGATATAAAATAATGTATGAAGCAGTCTGTGAAATCTTTCGTCTTCCTTATCAATGTTCCGCAAAGCCTCGAAAGCCGTTGGATCAGAATATCCCTCCGAATTCTTTCGAGGGTTGTTTTCACGATTAACGATACCCATCAGTCCCTCCTTTGTTTGTTCCATTCCTCGATGTCGATTCCGTATTGTTTCAGCTTGTACGTACACAGCCAAACCATATCGGAATCAGTCATCTCATAGTGTTTAATCAGTTCGTCCAATCTTACGGCAAAAGTGTCATAGAACTGCTTCAGACGCTTCGGCCCGAAACCAAATTCCTCATGCAAATGCCATAAGATCATGGCGTCAAGTTCGTTAGCGTGTTTGAGATCGTACTCTGCGAGCTGCCTGCGGATTTCGATATCCATCGCTTTCTTTTCGGCGGCAGTCAGATGCGCTCCGTACACTTTCCCTCCGGCTTTCTTCGTATACATAATCGGAACCTCCTCCATCAACAATCCAGTTTTCCTTAGCGAAGAACAAAGGTACTCCGATTAGGCAAAAGAATATAAATGCAGTGGCGTCATTTTCCGGCAAAATAGAAAGAGCCCCGATGCCAATAAGCACCAGGGCGTAAATTTTGTTTTTAATTGTTTCTTTGCTCCACATGATGTCCTCCTTAAATATCACCAGAAGAACGGTGCTGGCTGTGTCCGGCGTCGAATCCATGAGGATAACGCGCTTTCAGCTTCTCCACGTTCATCTGCAAAATCGTTTCCAAATCAAAACCGAGAGCCTGAGCGCTCACCGCAAGATACCAAGCCACATCTCCAAGCTCTTTGGCAATGTGATACTTATCGAGATCATGCCCCTGGAAGAGATGTTTTTTCAAAATATCAATGCACTCTCCGGATTCTCCATTAAGACCCATGAGTCCGTTTTGGAGCTGCTGAGAGTCGGTCAGGGATTGATTGGCGGTACGGTAGGCGGCTTTCTGGTATTCGTTAATTGTCATCTGATATTCACCTTCAATTATTTGGGTACGAATAAGTTTGCTTACAGAAAGATTATGCTTTTTGGCGATAGTTTTTAGGGCTTCGCATTCATCGTCTGTTAGACGAATACGATACTGCTTACTTCTCGGATTTATAGCTTTCGGTCTGCCTCTCTTTTTGTTATCCGTCATCTGATATTCACTCCTGTGTCGGGTATGTAGTGTTTGCAGTGAAGTTCGACTGGCTCAATGTATTTTATATCACGGATGCGAATCATGCCTACTTTTTTGCCATCTTCGCAAGGGCGACTTACATATACTTCATCAATTGCCTTCTGAGCTTCGAGAAATTCTGTTTTCAGAGAGCATACTTCTCTGTGTCCGCAGCGTGTACACTGGGTTTCTTTTACACCGTAATCACTCATTTTTATCTCCTTTCAGCGCAAAAATAAGAGCCGAGGTTTAATCCTCAGCCCTTTTCTTTGCTTTATGATACATCCAAGCTTTGCAAACTGTTTCCTTACATTTCGGATAATCTGGTCGTCCGCATTTATTACAAATGAGTTCTTCTCGTCCTAGATCCGGTATGTCTTCTTCAAATTCTTTAATAACAGTTGTCCATGTTCCATCTTTCTGACGAACAGGACAAACCATTTTAGATTTAACTTTCACGGGCACCGCCTCCTCACCTACAAGTATATTTTATCATAAAAAGCATAAAAGTAAAAGGGCTTGTCAGGCCCCTTTACCTTTGAAATCGAGCAGCTTACGAAATTAGAATCGTATAGCGTTCCTTCAGGCTCTCGAGCAAATCATCGTCTGCTGCAATGCTGATATGAAATTCAATCTTGTTCTTGTCATTTAGCACAACTTGAACAATTCCTTGAATTCCTTCAGCAAACAGCATTCTCAAACAAGTGCCGAGTTGCCTGTCATTCACTGCTAGAAAATAATTCATAGCATTACCTCCTTTCACAATAGGAGATGCGTTTTTCGTACAGTTAAGCCTCATCTGCCAAGTTTTTGTAACCACCGTTTTCATAGCAGTCTGTACTCATATAAATAGTGTCAGAATTTTTATCAACAACAGGATTGTCGTGAATTAACTCGTACAGTTCTTCGGCTGAAAATATCACTAGATTCTTCATTATTCGTTTTTCTCCTCCTCATAACCCGTAATAATCTCACTGTACGGCAGCTCTTCAATCCAGTCGCAGAATGTATGCCACTCATCAAGCTTATGGTTCCGCCGGCTCTTATGAATATTGGCCAGAACCTCATAGTTGAGCATGACTGTTCGTTTCTGGTTGTAAGAAGAGGGAAGAAGTTGGATCATCTGCCACCAGTATTTCTTGTTTTTGGTCTCAAGGTACTTATTCCTGTAATAGTTGAGAACGTTAATTGTTAGATTAAGTAACTGAACCCCACCACACCCAACGTGGAGAGCGCCATCGATTACAGGTCCGTCAACCTCATCACAAGAATATAAATCATAATCAATGAGATGCTCGTGACCAAAATCCTCCAACATAAACTTCTTATCCGCAATTTTATGCATGGTAGAGCAGGAATTAACTACTGTTCCCACCTTGTAGGTATCAAATTCTTTCCACCAGTACAGCGGAGCAGTAATATCGAGATAAACTACAATCATCCGCATAAATTTTCGATGGTCAGTTCCGGCGTTACGAAGACGAGTCATTAAATCGAAATCATTGGGGCCAACTATAAAGCCCTTATATGGAAATTTGTAATTATCAACCCAACATCCATCACAACTATTTTCGTCGGGAACGTTGTATTTACCGCATTCGTCGCATTTTTGGCTTAGATATTTTCGATAGTCGCTATCACTCTTCTCCCAAGAGTTCATCGGGTTGCGCATACCACGAATAGCGTGTTCCCAGCCCATAACTTCGGAATTTTCAATTTTAATCATGTTTTACCTCCTTGAGAACTACTTAAGAGTTAAAATATAATCCATACGCGTCCAACCACCGCTTGATGTTACCTCCTTGATTTCACGATTTAAATATTCTTGAGGCATAGCAGATAGAAGTTTTCCGTATCTATATTCACAAGAAGGATCTCCAAAGAATGAATTTTGGTTTTTAATACCTATATATCCCCAATCGGACGTGTTTTTTAGAACCGTATCAATAAAACTCGAAACTGTATACGGCTTGTCTAAAACAACTTTAAAATCAGTAGTTTCATCAGTATGTGTTTCGCCAATCTGTTCTAATTTAAACATCATTGTTTTTTATTCCTCCTTTTCTACATACAAGCCAAATTTCTTATTGAAGTTTTTAGCATGGTCAATGTCAGTTGTATGATTACATTCATTTGAACAAATCTCGCACTGTCCACCATCGCAAAGATATAAAACCTTTTTGTCATTATACCAGAAATTTCGATCATCAATATACACATTCGCAAATATCTTTCGCGTGTCACTGCCAAAACGTTCAACGATGTGAGGAAGATTTTCATTGACCGCATCAAACTCAAGTCTGTGTTCCGAGCACCAGTTCACAGCTTTATCAAGCATTTCTCCAACGCGGCAAGTCCATAGAATAATCTTAGCGCCAAATGATTTCCGCATCTCAATGAGATAACCAATAAGATTAGTATTTGGCTCTCCGATTTCCGGCCATTTGTTTTCGCAAAGGGTGCCATCGAAGTCAACGGCTATAATTTGCTCGTTCATGTTTTTCTCCTTTCGGTTGTGAGCATCACAAAATCCACAGGATAAGTTTCACAGTCAAAGAGACTAAAATAGCCGCAATACAAACTCCAATTACAAAAACCAAAGCTTGTCCGACTTTATATCCAAGACTATTTTTGTTATTGCTTTCCATAATTAACCTCCAAACTGAAGACCTAGATGAGAATATAACTCTTTATAAAGCTGCTTCTCAATCTCGTCCTTATACACTTTGACAACTTTACCGTCAATAATCGTATTTATAGTCTCTCGAAGAATCGGTTGAGTCAATTCAGCAGCAGACGATGCACCTGCTTCAGTTATAATCGGCTCCGGCAAATATCCGAGTGCTTCCATTCGTTTATTTTCACAATCATCTTTGAACGGGCATTTTCGGCATTGCTCCGCTAGTCTTGACAGTCCCATCGTTGCCGCCTCCTTTCTTGACCGTAATCAGTTTTTCGTAAATATCAAAGGCTTCTTTGCCCTGAAAAGCGTTGATGATTGTGACTTCTCCGTTCTTTTGGCGGCCAACAATAAGCACACCGTCGTCTCGTTTGGCAAAATCAACACCAATAATCAAGCTTTCATTGATTCTCGGATTTTTCATCAAGATCCACCTGCTTTCTCAAATATCGAACTAGGTTTTCGCATAATTTGCGATGTTCACAGCGAACAAGAGTATCTGTTATTTCAATAATATCGAAGTCGGCATGATATTTTTCCGGTTCCTTCACGTCAGCCGTAAAATTGGCGCATCCATGACAGTATTCTTGGACATCCAGTTTAATCATTGGTATCCTCCAATTCAGTTTCTTTTTGATAATACGGAAACCTTGCATAAGCAAGCACTTCTACCCTCTGTCCCTCAAGCCAATCGTTTTCGGTGGTCCAAAAATTGTCCAGATAATCCCCATAAGGTGATGCTACATCAACCGAATAATGCCAAGAAGCTCCGTTGTTATAGTCATCTTCTCGAAGAAAAATTAGGAAAGTTTCATCTGGATTTAAATTTGCTGGCGGATTATTACTATCAAAAGGAATCCATTTTATTTTTGGTATTTTCACGTCACTGTTCCCTCCTAACTAAGCAGTTCTTTTGGAATAACTGTTTACATACTTGGTTTCATTGAAATTCCGTTTCTCACTCAACGCCCGGCTGATCGCTAAATCGATGGCAGATCTGGACTTTAAGTGATAGTAGTACAGTTCTTTGAAAGGCGTATTTAGCCTATCAGTTCTCCCGGCAGACTGCTTCATAATTTTGTAAGAGTAATTTTGCGAGTAGAACACAATGGTGTCGGTGCTTATGCAGTTCCATCCTTCGGCTCCGGCTGTATACTGCACCAGATAGACCCAACTGTCTGAAGTAGGGATTGGCTGATGCTTATGACCATTCCATTCTGCAACCTCGACATCGTCTCCGTAATAGAGATTCTTAAGAATATCAAGTTCATAGTCGAAGTTATAGAAAACAATCATTTTTGGATGTTTCTCAAACAGCTCCATCAAAGCGACTTGCCTGGAATCGTCCGAATTCACGATCCTGCGCCATACATAGCACAGCTCGCCGGCATTCGTAATCGGTTCGTTTTTATAAGGATTCCATCGAAGCTTTGAAGCGTCCTTATACTTGGCGACATCGTATTTCACATAAACATCTTCGTGGTGCGAGACCGTTTCCCGTTTGAAATCCATCTCCACAAGAATTCGATTGCGAAGACGGATTAAACGCCCGACGCCCAAATACCGGTCTACTTTCGGATACTTGCCGTTTACCCAGGTCATGACCATGTGTTCTTCTTTGAAAGCTGTTCTGTTTTTATAGAACCCATTGGCTACAAAGACTGGAATATAATCCTCCCATGTGTCTCCTGGTGTGGCGGAAAGCAGAATCCACTCGTTAAGCTTGGCTATTTTCAGAAATGCTTTTACCCAAGCTCCGGAACCCACGACCCTCTGTTCATCAAATATAAAGAAGGCGTCCGTTACCGTTGCATATTTGCCGATGTTGTTCCACGAATCGACTACCACTTTATTGGAATATGAACTTGCTTCGGAATGGGTAGAAAGAAGGAAGGGCGAAAGCTCACCCTCCCATTCCTTCGTATCCCTTTTTCTTGCTGTCGTGATGATGTACAAGTCTTTAGGGCTTTTCATCTTCACGTATTTTTTTGTTCCGAGTTCGCCTCCGTTTTGTTTGTAGTAATAGGCTAACGCGGTTCTGGACTTACCGCTTCCAACGCCGCCGCACAGAATGCAGCCGTTTTTCATTCTGTCAACGGCGTCCAGTTGATAATCTCTTAAAGATATACCAGCCATTACAAACTCCTAAGAAGTCGCCGCATCGACCATATATCGGAAAAATACATCATAGTGAACCAATAGTTGTCCAGAGAATCATTTTCAGTCATTGGTTCGGTCAGTGAATTTCCGACTTTGATGTAAGCGGCAACGCCGAGGAGAGATAGCTGAATATAACACATCAGAGCCACTACCATGTCGATATCCTGAGCGGCTACTAAGATATGATTCTGGTAATTCAGGTTGGCTTTTTCCAGCCTTTTTCTCGCTGCATGAATACCGGCAATCAAAGTAGCTCCAGCGCCGCAGCAAGGATCGTTCAGGGTGATGTATCCGTCTTTCTTGACCTTTTCAATAATATCTTCCATGGTGATTTCCGCCATCAGCTCGCAAACATGGTAAGGCGTAAAAATCTGCTCATGTTCTTTGCTGTTAAGGCCAAGTTCGGTGTAGATACTTCCCAAAAAGTCCTGCTCTTGATTTTCTTCCAAAGCCACTACCATATATGCAGCAAGTTCGGAAAACAACGGCTGCTCCTGTTTGTTGTATCTTTTGATAGTCCGCAAATATAACGCCTCTCTCTCGTCGAAGTGGTCTTTATCCACCGGATTCGATAAAGCGCAAGCGAACATAATAATGAAGTCGCTCCATACATCCCAAGAACGATGCCGGTAGGTTAGTTGTCTGAACACTCGCAGAAATTCTTTTCGAGCGTCTAAATGCTTTTCCGAATTTTTACCGGCGGGCTTTTTTCGGTTAGGTTTTTCCGAAACCTTAGAAACACCTTTTTTAAAACCTTCGGCTACATTCTCTCCATATTTCAGATTGTCAGCGATATGCTTCGGAATTTGTTTTTTAACCGGTTGTTTTCGTTTAGTTTTTTTCTTTTTCCAAAACATTGCTGCATTATACCTCCTTTTTACAAAGGCGATCGCAAGCTGTTTTGTTTACAACAGAAGTAGAAAAAGTGATTTCAGGAAAGCAATCCTGTGAAAAACTAAGAGTTATATCAAAATCTGTGATAAGCTCCAAGTCTGGATGCACCAACGTATCGGATCGTTTGATAAGTTCTTCTCCAGCATCTTTAATTTGTTGAACGAGTTTTTCTCTATATCTTTTGTTACTGGTTTCCATATGTTTTTCTCCCTTCGGTAATTGATGGAACGGGGCTGTTTCCTCTAGCCTTAGGACATTTACCTTGCTGGCAATATCAGGCACCCCTTTGTCCATCTTCTAAAATATCAATGCCACGGGGCCTCTTCCGGACCTTCCTCCGCAGCGTACTTCTCAGCGAACTCATCCTCTTCGATGGTCACATACATTGTTTTCAGATAAGCCTTAACGCCAGTCTTGCCATTGACTTCCCAGTTGTAAGGGCGAATCACCAAATCAACGTTCCTAATCTCCGCAAAGTCCAGAGTGGCAATAGACTCCTCATCAAGATTCGTCTGTGCCCGTCTGGTAATCATAACAACCTTGGGCGGGATATTGTCGAAGCTTACCGCAACCTGAATATAGTGACGAGGCTCTTCGTCCTCATCACGAGGGGAGAGAACCCTCACATTCCAACCGTCTTCAATCAGCTTCTGCGCCATATCTGAATCTTCGATGATGACACAGAAGTTACGGCTTCCGGCACGATTGTATTTCGATTCCTCTCCTTTGAAATTTCTGAAAATGATGTGCGCATTTTCAATGATGATGTTGTCTACGTTCTTATAAGCCATGATTGGTCTCCTTTCAAAAATTGTGTTTTTCACATGGGAACAGACACGATCTGCACTCTTCATCGGTGCAATCGCAAGAAGTGTTGCTAAAGTCGGATTTAACCAACACAAATATCACAAGGGCAATAACCAATAAAACAAGCAAAGGTATCACCTCACATCAAATGGCGTTGGCTCTTCTTCGTGCGGTTCTCCGACTCCAAACCATGGGGGAGTGTTGTCAGAAACAAACGGCTCGTCTGCAACAAACCGTTCGAAATCTCCATAAGAAGACAGAGACTTCACCGCCTCATCTACAAGATTGTTGTAGTAAGTGCGGTCGATATCGTTTTCCTTACCGAGTTCCTGAACCATCTCAGACTCCAGCCATCTGAAGCCTTTGGAACCAGTTGCAGCCGCATATCCTTTTTCTCCGGTTTTCTTATTCTCGGTTTCACGAAGCAGAATACCGCCGCCGCATCCAGGTTTGATAGGACAGAACTGACCGACTTTACCAATAAAATGATAATTGTGGCCTTTAGCGATTTCTTTAACCAACGGATCTAGCTCAGCATCTCCACTGTTACCACTGAGATCCATCGTAACGCCAAATTCTTTTGCTCTTTTCACAATGCGTTCCAGCTCTTTTTCAAGTTCGCTTACATCCGGCAATCCTTCGTTCATATCGAGGTACAGCGCGGAAGTTACTGACTTGGTCTCGCACATATCCTCGAATTCAATCGGCTCCTTGCTGAACAGTTTCTTAAATACATAAGGAACCTGAAACTGGGTGCCAGTTGCTGTCCATTCTCCAGCATGTTTACCATCCTTATACTTCGCAATATAAACAGCGTCGTTCACAAGACACATGCGATCGTATGTAGCCTCATGCTCGAAGTTATAGCCATACTGCTTGCCATAATCCATAACGAATTGAATTATTTCCGGAGTTGCATCCGGAATCTTAATAGAGTCCGTCTTAATGTGGGCAACAGTAAAGCCCCGTCTCTGGACCTCATGTTTGAGGTTTACCATAAACAGGGCGCCGCGCTTAGCTACAATATTGTCTTTATTGCGATTGTCTCGGAATGGATGATCGAAGCTTGCCGAAGTTAGACCGTATACAGAGTTAATTGCAATTTTAAGAGCCTGAGCCAGATCAGCCGCAGCAGCTTCATCTGTCAGATACTTTGCCAATGCACCGTTCAGCATCTTTTTAGCTTTATCGAACTCTTTGTGTTTAATCGCAATTCTGGCCTGAAGAATTTCGTTGAATCGCTTCGTGTATTCAGGACCAAAGAGTTCTTCCGCTACAATGCTGCTCGGATGCATGGATGCAATATCCAATAACGCGATGTTGCTGTACATTCCTGGCTCAGCATAGACATAACCGCCTTCGCCGACTTCTTCGCCGCGATAAATGGACTTACCGCCTTCGAAAGTATAGCCCGGGAACACAGGCTTTCCGTCTTTATTAAACAGGGTGAAATTTTCATCTCCCAAATGGTCGTACAAAACCATATCTTCTGTAATAGTCCACGGTTCGCAATCGGGAGTTACTTCACCCATAAAACGGTAGTTGAATTGATCCTGCGGCTTTCGGTTGTTGCCAAATATAATCTTGGTGGTCAGAGAATTGGTCGTGTCATTGACCGTCATTCCGGCCACGTCCGCCAGAATCTGCCGAGCTGTAAAGTCAGCTTTTCTCGCATTGAAAACAGCTTCGGTAGCAATAACATCGTTGTCGCAGTATTCGGCGACTTTCGTCCACATCTCTTCCGGAACAGGTTGGTCCCACGGAAGCCCAAGTTCCTGATGGTGGATGCCCAATTCAATTTCCCATTTCTTCAAAGATTGTTTCTTTGAGCAGAAATCGTAAACGTCCGTATAAGAAACGTTATAGGCTTCACCGAAGAAGCAGTTGGCGCTCCCATTGATGATTCTGTCGGAAAGCGAGAATAGCTGCTCGTTCGTATAACCCATTAGCCTGGCATAGAGAATGTGATTGTCGTATCTGCGGCAGTTAAAACCAACCAGACGAAACCGCATTAGCTCCTCAATTTCAGCCGACGTAGGGTTAATCATACGGACAACCGGCTTTCCTTCACCTTCAATTTTCCAGTTGACCAGGAACAGGTTCGGAAACACCTCAACATCATAAAACACAAGTTTAGCGTCATCGTTTTTTGTTCCGGAAGACTGGTCGGCAGATTTGAACTGCATCTTATTGACCAACTTGATACAGTAATCCGCCTGATGCGTGCTGCTTGCGGCGAAGGCCAGCACAGCGTTCCGCATATCTGTAACATCATAATGAAGATCGCTTGCGTAAGCGTCCTCAAGAATTTTATAGATGAAGTCGATACTGGGTTTAGTTGCCGGATGGTATTCCTTGTTCAGATTCCGTTTGATTTGCGTTCTAAGACCTTTCTCGCTCTTCACCCCTTCAAAATTTATCACTTGCTTTTCTCCTTTCAGTGGCAAACCAGAATTGATGGTTGCGATGGGCAGGTTATTACACTTTGTCAATTTCCGGCGCAGAGAGCTTTTGCCGTTGAAAACCTTAACTTCGATGTGGTCGTCATAGACTCTGCTCAGCTTTGCCGGATCTTCCGCATAAATATAATGCAGATGAATGCCTTGCCCGCTTTTGCTCAGTTCCGCATAAGTGGGCGGCCATTTACTCGCCTCCTTCAGATTCAGTTCAAAAGACTTGTTTCCGTCCTTATCCGGAATATCAAAGTCGATAACAATATGATTTTCCGGAACCTTGACATAGTGGAGTTTCGACGTATCAATACTGCTCAGCTTCGTTTTTACTTTTTCCCATTTGGATGTGGGGATTTCCGATAAAGTCGCATACTGAGCAGGACAGTCCGCGCACTCTTTGTCAAAGATAGACGGCTGCGCTTTGAATTCAATGAGCTTCTGTTCCGACTCCTCCTTTTCCGAAATCGTCTGCTCTTCAAATTTCTCCGTCCGAAAACCGATATAATAACTTCGGACACGAGTGCCATCGTCCAGATTGAACCGCTCTTTGTAGTCGCGGAAATAGTTTTTCAGTTCTTCTTTAAAAATCCTCTGAGAAAACGGAAACGACACCTTTGCCTCATCACAGTACGTTTTGTACATTTCCCAAGAGGCTTTCAGTGTCGTTCCGTCTTCCTTCTTAAACACGTGGTAAGAATCAATGATGAAGTTGTAGAAATCATTGGATGCGCCAAGCATCGCGACCGGAATATAATCATCGTACATGCCTGGGTTTGCCAGATATACATTTTGGCAGTGGTATGCGATAGCGCCAAGTTCAAACTCAATTTGTTTCATCACCGTTTTGTATTCCTTCGGGCTCAATTTATCGCCAGATGGAGACACATCAATCAATCGTCGAATCAAACCTGATTTCGCATCGGTTATCTTCACCGGCTTATTCGTGCCCATAAACAGAAAACATTTAAAACGGTTTGCGTAAGTAGACCTGAACTTTTCATTTACCGTCATCAACTCGTGAGAAACGAGGCTGTTCAGCCTGGTATTATCCTCAATGCGCGACAAATCCCCATCGTGCTGAATAGCAACAAGCGGATTGCTCTTGAACGCCTCCAAAGCAAACGAATTGCTCGAGGAACCAAGCGCTTTAGCGTCGAACACAGAATAGTACCCGTCGAAGAGCTGCTGAATGATGTTAAGAACCGTGGATTTGCCGGTTCCTGCGGCGCCATACAAAACCATAAATTTCTGCAACTTTTTAGAATCCCCACAGACTATGGAACCGATTGCCCATTCGATTTTTTCTCTCTCCGTTTCAGAGTAGAGAGTAGACATCAGCTTGTCATAGGCGTTGATGGTTCCTTCTTCCAGGGGGTACTTTAGCTTTTTGCTTGCATAATCTTTTTTGTTCGTAGGCGTATTTGAAAATATCAGTTTTTCATCCAGCATGTGGAACGAATCTCTCATTTGTTTCTGACAGTATTTGTGCCATGAATCGATCATTCCAGATTCAGAGTCCCACATGTGCAGGACTTTAACACTTGAATCAAAATTCTTACGATTCTCTTCTGCATACCGATCGAGTTCCCGGTCGATAAGTTGCAAAGCATCCTGCTCGTCCGTAGACCATAAACCCCGGTCTTCCAGCCATATGGCATAGAAGTCGCCGCCTCTAATCATAAGATCAGAGCTTTTCTTAATGATAAACTTCGGGTAGATTTCTATTACACCACGCTTCGTACTACGTGTTGAAATCATTAAAAAGTCGATCATCGAGGTTCTTTAGTCTCCTTCCGTCTGCTTTAGCTCCTTAATTTCAGTTTTCAGAGCCTCGATTTGGCAACGCATATTGCGAATCTCAAACTCTTTGACAATCAGGTGCGCCGTTACGACCGTTACCCAAAACGTAACATTATGGTTAAACGACTGCTGTTTCCTGATGGATTTTCCGATTGCTCGGAACATCGTTTCCGAATTCCGAAGGCTTCCGAAAATATAACGGACCATTTCATCCATGAACTTTTCCTCCTTTCATTCCTGCAAGAAACTGGTCGATAGTTTCAAACCGCCAAGTTTTTTCTCCGTTAAACGAAAATATAAATTCCTTGCCGTCCTTTTGCCGCACACGGATACTGTTTTTCCCGTTCGGAAAATATGTTTCAACCTTTTCGGCAAACGCCGGCAGATGTTCTTGAAAACACTCAAACACTTTGCTGTGAACCATAGCAGAATTCCTTTCTTTACAGGATGCTGTCCAAATACCAATTCATCTGGTACCAAATCTCAACCGATCTCATATCGTACTTGCAGTGCTCAATCGTGAATAGGCCGCCTTCACCGTCCCGTTTATATTTGCGGTCCATAAAGCGAAATATAACATCGTCCGTATACTTCGGATCGAATCTGGAATCGCTCATGGAACCCAGCCCAAGATTCACAATCATATTCCAAAACCATTGGCCCATTCGATTGCCAACGTCGGGATTGTTCATGATGTTTTCTTCACAACGAAACGCCAAAGCAATCAGCATCTCCAGCACACTACAAGGCCGATTGTCCAGAAAAGAGGCAATCATAGGACCCTCGTATGATTTTTCATATCCAAAACGGTAACGGAGGTCTATCCCGTCTTCAGCCCTATTACCATCCATTGGAATCACATATTGGAAATCAATATTGTGAAGATGCCTCAGCAGCTTTTGATAGGATAGACCCCTGGAATACCGTTCATTGCATACGAGCTGACACATCCATTCAAAATATTCGTTGTTCAGCTCTTTCTCTGTCATTTAATCCTCCATCTGACCGGGGTATCTGCCTGTGACATCCGAATAGGAACGGTTGTCCCTCAGAATCTCATAATCGCATTTCAGCCTGTCGTTGCGGACAAACACAGAATCGTCCTCATACTCGCCGAAATGATCTGCAAAATCAGCGCCCACGGTCTCATCAATATCGTCGACAATCTCGTCGTTTTCATCCACCAGAACCCCGTCCAAATAATAAGTCAGACTGAGCTTGGTATACTCGTCGAAATCGCCGAATTCCTCTGGCGAGATAACATAAGGCTTTTCAACCATATTTACCTTCTCCTCTTTCGCGTTTTTATTGTTTGTTGAGGCATAATTCGTATAGCCTTCCTCTGCGAGCTTAGCCGCATAGTTAATCAGATCCGGTTTCAATTTAGCCTGGTCAGCCTTGATTTTATTATCTTTGTCAAGGTTTTCGTTTTCCTCTTTGCGAATTACTGTTTCTGGCTTCTTTTCCGCAAAGACCGCTTTCACTGAATCGATTTCTTTCTGAGCAATTTGCTCGTATCGCTTTTTAAGACAAAGCCATGTTGCGGCCGACCCGATAGTCAGACCGGCCATAAACATAGCGAAGTTAATCTTGCTCATAGTAATCCTCCTCGTTTTTTATCGTAACAACAGTTACGGCGAGACCTCCGAACAGCAATGCAGCGCTCAGGAGAATCCCACCGGTAATATGTCTTTTCCGCTTGCTGTCCAATATGGAGTCAAGCAGATTTATGAAATCGTCGAGCATATCCACGTTTGATTACTCCCTTCCGCCAGACAAAATGGCAATACCGCCGATTAAGCACAAACCGGCCATTGTAGAAAACACATAAGAAAATAATGCTTTCATGATAAACGCTCCTTTCAATCATAGCTTGAAAAATAATGGCAGCATTCCTGGAACATCGGAACACCGTAATCGCTGTATCCGCCTGCGGTGAAAAACACGCATTCGTAATTCGTCCGTTTTAGCAGCTCTTCCTTTACAAGCTCTACAAGTTCTTCTTTCACATAACAGCGGTCGACTCTCCCATTCCACATGGATGTGAACTGATTCGGCTGAAATATAACATCGGTTACATTATCCGGAAAATGCGAATCGTCGACCCGGTTTAAAATCGTGTCAATTACCAGCCTCTGCCCGAGTTCCGTTTCACCTTCCGCTTCCGCCATTGTTACCAGCGCGATAAGTTCAATTTCTTCCTGTGAAATAGGATACGACCATTCTTCCTCAATCTGTTCCGGTTCCTCGGCAGGCGGCGAAGGTTCCGGCACGGTTTCAACAGGGGATATAGATACCGTCGAAGACACATCGTTATATGTATCATCGACGGGTTTCTCTTTTGCCGGGGCTGCGGCTATCCTTGCTATAATAAAGAAGCAAAGGATAAGGCTCAGAAGAAACACAGCGCCCTTTAGTATGGTTCGCATTTTTAAAACTCCTCTCTTATAAAGCGACCACCTCCAGTATCAATCTGAAAGCGTTAAAGTTACATCTTCTCCCAGATATTTCCCTCTACGTTGAAATCGAGAAGAAGAACCGGCTCGTGTCTGCCGTCTTCAGTCTCCCGCTCGACTTCTACAATTCTGAAATTGACATATCCGTCCGGACCATCGGCAGTCCAGCCCACAATCTGACCGGCAGGTGTACGAGGGAGATCCAGATCGTCCAGAACCTCGTTCAAGAACAGATGCCCACGAGTCTGAAGCTTATCGTTGGCAAACGCCTGCTGCGCCTTCAGGAACATGCGGTTATAATCCTGATTTGTCTCATAGTTGCGGCTCTTTGAATCAAAGTAAACGGCATAATCGCTCTGAAGATTGGGGTCAACCACTTGAACCGTTTTCTTTACCTTCTTTTCCTTTCCGGTTTCAGGATCAACCTCAACCTCTTCAAATTTCTTTGCTTTGATGTTGTACTTCAGTTCCTGGTCCACCTGCTCGCCAAATCGCTCGACCACTCGGCTGCGGTACTCTTTAAAGCTCTTGTCGATAGCCGCATAAGCCGCGCCAAGCGCTACGTTTCTCTTGCGAAGAATGTTGTTGGACGCAAGGATGCTGGTAATGGACAGCGTTCCGAGAATAACGGCAGGAGCATACAGCTTGGCAAACTTAATGCCGGTCTGCACATAAATGATGGTGAGGTCTTTTTTGGAATCCTCAGCGGAATAAGATTCACCAGCTTCAGTAACGCCGGTTTCCGTTGCGGTATGAACCTTATCGATATCGTTCTTGGTATCCTCCACAATCTTGTTTACTTTGGTTGTGGCTTTGCAAGCGATAATGGCGCTTACAACCGTCCCCGCGATTCCGGCCACCACGAGAATCTCAGGGCTGTGCTTTCTGACCTTCATCATGGTCTTATTCATAGCGCCGCTGACGCTCTTTACAATTTCGGTCTTATTTTTCATAGGTTTCATTCTCCTTTTCGAGTTTTCTGAGATGGTCGATAAGATGCTGTGTATACCACATAATCTTTTCGAGGTCTTGAATGCCGTTTTTCTGTTTCCAACGGCAGGCATATTTGATGATGTTGCCGGTATCGGTTGCTTCGATGCCCTTGAGGTCAAATGTAAAAGCCTCTATCACATCGATAACTTCCAAACCGGTTTCAGATTGATAATGTGCCGGGTGCGACACCATTTTGTCAGGGGATTCGTACATTACTCTTCGTCCTCCTCACAGGTTTCACAGCAAGGGATATAGATTCTCTTTCGTTCCTTAACCGCAATCTGGCAGCCGCATGAAGGGCAGTCAAAAGTATCGTACAGTTTTTCCTCAGGTTCCGAGCCAAAGGCTACTGCTAACCCGCTTTTTCCGTTGTCGCGAGAAATATAATGACGCTCTTCAACAGCATTGAATTTGCATCCGCAGATTTTACACTCAAGCATATTTTTTCTCCTTTCAATTCAATGGGATGGCTCTTGGAAGTTTCAAAATATAACCGTCCCGAACCCTTACAGCAGTTGCTCCAGCAATATTTGTCCAGCCGTAACGGTTCATTGTGTAGTTGTCGTTCGCAACATTAGCCAAATCATAAAAATCCGACACGCTTACCATACCGTACTGGCTGATAATATCGTTCATGGAATCCAGCACCGCTTCCGCATCTCCGCGAGTATCGAACAAAATATCATCGTAGTCAAAATTTGTCCGTCTGATAGCGGAGCCGGCTCGGGTGCGTTCGCTTTCCCGTTCGTAATAATTCCGATACGATACTTTGGAAGCAGAACCGTTTTTTCTTGTTCTTCCTGCCTCACCGTAAAGAATCATATCGATTCCGGTAGTAACGATATCGGAAATAGCCTTTTTAATTGCCGGCACAATGACTTCCAGCAAAATATAAGACTTTACATTGTTGGCGTCCTCGGCAATGAACACATCGGCGAATTTCTGCATTTCACCCTTTTTTCGGGTTTTTGCTTTTCCGCTGATGACCGCCTCCACTTTTTTCTCAGACTGCTCTTGACGAGACTTATCTGAATTGGTTTTGTATTCCTCCACTTAGGTTTCTCCTTTCTTAAGCCGGGATCAATTTGCCAGGCAGAGTGATTTTGGTATTCGGCGTCATGCCGTTTTCTTTTTTATACCGATAAGCAAGATTGCTCTTAGCTTTCGCTTCCGACGGGGCGTAGGTAGACGCTTTCCAGCGATTTTGCACGCAGTTTTCAAAACGCATGACTGGTCCGTCGTAGTAATACGCTTTCATTCTCGTACCCTCCTTTTTGGTAAAAAGAAAAAAGGGAAAGCACCTTGTTTAAGGCACTCTCCCTTGTCCGAATTTCACAGATTCAAATTTCAGTTTTCTTCTGTAGAAACGTCTGCTTCGTCAACAATGATTGTCTTCTCCTCAGCAGCCATCTTTTTCAGCTCGATCTGGGTTTTGATATTCGCAATCACCGGTTTTGCTACGTACTTATAGACTACAAAGCCTACAATTACGCTCAAACCAACGCCTGCTGCAATCTTGATACCCTTGCTCATACCTGTGTTTTCAATGACTTCCTCAGTAGTTTCGATAACCTTGTTGTTCATGATCGCATTGTTTTCCATTTTATGTTCTCCTTTCAAATTCTGAAAATGTGGAACTTCTTCCATTAAAGTAATTGTAATTTTCGCGCGGTTTTCTCAGTGATGTCGTTACCAGGAGTGATAATCGTAAACCGGCGCAACCCGATAATCAATAACCAGGCAAGGGGTGCCGTTCGCGTCAAGATGGGAACTAAAATCAAGTTCGATATATCCCTTTTCGATATTCCAACCCAGATCATCTCCCAATTTCGTCCCGTCTAATCCGAGCGCATAATAAAACTCGTTGAGCGTTACATACATGTCATCCCGCATTTGCCGGTTCAATTCGTTTACGGCTCGGTTGATGGTATCTCTGTCCGACTTAAAATATCTTCCCGAGATAGCGTCATAGCAGATGGTATTTCCGCCCTTTTCGGTCAGAATCACTTCCCGAACGGGATTCTTCACGATTTTTTCTTTCGCCATCGATTCCCGTATCGTCTGCTCCTTCTTATCGCCAATCGCCTCCACGACCTTTTCCTGATATTCTTTTAAAGTCGATTCGGAAAGTGTGTAGGCAGTTGCAAGCGCTGCGTTCCGACGCAGATTTGTCGAACTGGCGCCAATAAGACAGAAAACAGAAACTGAGCCAACGATTGCGGCCGGAATATAACAAGGCCATGCTGTCTTTACGATTTCCTTTCCGCTTAGCTGGTCTGTTTCAAGTTCGTCTTTTTTCTCCTCGATAAGAATCAGCGCTTTTGGCGTTGCCCTCACCGCCATGACTGTAGTTGTAATCATTCCAGCAATGCCGATACCTGTAAGTATCTCCGGACTATGCTTTTTCATCGCCGTCCGTACACTCTTGGCAATGCTGGATAAACTGTGTTTTCCCATTTGAGTTCTCCTTTCTTATTCAGAAACTAAGTCATTTAAAAGTTTATCGACTCTGCTTTTTATTTCGTTTTTGCATTCATCAGACTGAAGATATTTCTCCATCGATTTTAAGATGCATTTTTTAGAGACAACAAATCCGCCGGCTAATCCTGCGAATACTCCAATACCGAAAACAACACACAACTTACTCTTCATGTTTTTCTCCTTTCGTTTAAACAAATAACAAAATCAATTCTTCGGCTGTTTCGACCGCTGTCTGAAATATCAAACTGCGATGCTCGTCCTCGCCGTAACAAGCATACATAGCCATTTCGCAGATAAAACTTTCGATAATACAGATAGGCATTTCAAAGGGCTTATCCATAATTCGATTGATAATTTCATAAGCGGCCCATTGCGAATACGACCGTTTTTCAAATTCGTCTTTAGGCCATGAGAACGACGGACTGAATAAATGCCGGTCTACATATTCCTTGATAATCGAAACAGCCGTTTCCGAATCGCACACGATAGCTTGTCGAGCAAAGAAAAAGAGCCCCTGTTAGGACTCTTCCTCTTCGTCATTAAGTGCGGCGAGCTTTTCGTTAATGCGTTCATCGATTTTCTCTTCCATTTTCTTTTCGTTCACCCAGTCGGTTAGCAGTGTTGCTCCCATACCTACTGCGGTGGCGACAATACCAAGAATTTTTACCATTTTAGCGTTAATCATAAAGCGCTACCTCCTTTTCATAATACGACTTGTAAATTTTGCGGATTTAAAGATCTTCCATCCATTCGGCGGTCGGTTCAAAAACCATGTCAATAACAAAGATTTCCATCCCGTCTTCCAGCGTTAATTTATGGTGGTTGAAATCAATCCAGTAAATATCGCCGTTGCAGGATGACCAACCTACGGTTTCTCCAAATTCGGTTTTTTCAAGCCCAAGGAACTCATAGAAGTCGTTCAATGGGATTACGCCTTGAAACATAAAATTGCGGTTCAAATGGTATTCCGCCTCTATGACCTTGGCGATGGTTGTCTCAAAATACCTCTGGGAAAAGCTGTCGTAGAAAGTACGAATTATCTCGGGTTCCATTCCTTCACCAAAGTCAAGACTCGAACTGCTGATAAAGCTTGGTGACGAAATATAAACGTCCTTACACTTTTCGCTCACTATGGAATCCACAATCGCATTATGTGCCTCTTCTCCGTAAAGCTCTTTCAACTTGTCCTTATATTCCTTATAGGACTGGTTAATAAGAGCGTAGGCGCTTGTTAGCGCAGCCTGTTTTCTGCTATTAAGCGCATTGGCTCCCATAATACAGGCTATCGTGGAAAGGCCAAAAGCAGCAGTTGGAATATAACATTTCCACGCTGACATAAACGCCTCTTTTCTGGTGTAGGCGTATGGATCTCCATCGTGATTTTTTCTGCTGTCCGCTTTGACAAGTTCTACAGCTTTTGGAGTAGCTTTAACGGCTGTAACAACAGTTACGATTACTCCTACGGACGCTACGCATGACAAAGCAACAGGAGAATATTTTTTCAAATATAGTCCCGACTTGTGGATCGCCCTTTGAATAACAGGGGTTTTGTTCATGTTTTTCTCCTTTCGTTCATCTCATAGCTCTCAGTAAATCCAGGATATCTACAGCCATGTTGCCGGCCGATTTAAATATTTGGCTTGTTCTCGGATTTACTTTTGAATAAGCAAACATCTTCACCATGAATTCGTGGGCGAGTTCACAGAATTCATCGATTGATCCCGATGTTCTCGGATATATTTTTTCGGCGATAAAATCTCTGAGCTCGTCGACAGCCCATTGTGAATAACTGCTTTTCTTGAATTCCTCTGTCCATTTTCCGAACAACGGAGGCATCCAAGCATCCATGTGATACATGTCATACAAAATTAGTTCAAGCTGATCGATGCTCATGGTCTTCTCCTTTCGTGAAAAAATTAAAAGAGAAAGATGTAAGCCAAGCATAAACTTACTATTATGGCAACCTCAACTATCCTAATCGGTTACTCTCTTTCCCTCATAATAAGCGTTGTAATTTTCGCGCGGCAAAAGAAAAGAGCCGTTATTAGCGGCCCTTCTCCTTACAAACCAATGTTCTTTAAAATTTTCATAAGTTCGTCTTTTTCGAGTTCAGCATCTACATCCAGATGGACATGTGTCTTTCCGTCAATAACCGTTGCGTTCACCTCATTAAGTTTGAGTTCCACATCATACCCAAACTTCTTTCGGATTAGCATAGCTATCAACTTCGACAGAATGCCCGTCGTGAATTTCGACCCTATTTTCATTTCGTCCATACTCCTTTTACTCCTTTCAAATACCCATTGATTTCCGTAAAAGAAGATGCGATTTTTGCGAACTTAAATTTCCCGTCTGTCAAAGACTGTTTCCCATCGCTCCCGTTTGATAGGTTTCATTTTCAGCGCCCACATAATTTGTCGGACAGTAACGGTGGGGTAGAGGCCGTCTGTACAAGTTCCGGAACGGGCGTCAAAGTATTCCCGAAAATTGGGGTGCAAATACAAAGCGTCGGTAATCCACGGGTCAACCTCACTCCACCATGTACTCTTGGTTTCCGCATCAAATCTCTGCTGTATCACGGCCAGTCCTTTTTCTCCGATCGTGTATAGCGTGCAACTGTTGTAAACGGGATGATCGCAAATATAACGGCTTCCGTACATAGACAGATAGATTTCCGGTTTATCAAAATGGTATCTCATATACACCACCAAAAAGAAAAGAGAAAGAGCCCTCGTCAGGACCCTCTCCCTTTTGCTAATAATCTTATTTAATCTTCGTCAAATTCTCCGCAAACCTCTTCTCTGGTAGGATACAGAGCTTCATATTCCTCATCGTCTTCCATTCCGTACCGTTCCAATTCTACGGAATGGCCGCATTCAAGGCATACTAATATATCTTCCCATTCATCCTCGAACTGCATCCTTGCTCCGCATTTACTGCAAATATACCTGCCAGTAAGTAATGCGTCCTTTTGCGCGTCGTTAAAAAAGCTCATTGCAAATTACCTCCTTGATACTGTGTGGCAATTTTAAGTATAACCGCCACCTTTGAATTATCAAGAGATAAAAAGCACTTTTACATCTCTCATAATAGTGGATGCGATTTTAACGGAGAAAAACGAAGAGGCCGTGTGATATCCACGAACTCCTCGTTTCGGAACCATTTTACTTCTTGGTTGGTTTAAAACGGCTAAACAAACCTCTGAATGTCGTAGAGGTATAAGTTCCTTTCTCTTCGAACTTGAATCCCTTTCGCATCCAGAATGCGTAGAACATCAACGGCAGCACAAGCTCGGCGGCTGCAATACCAATTTTGACATACCGATCTTTAACATTCTCTTCAATCTGAGCAACCTTAAAGCCCTCATCGCTTTCACGATTCTGAGTTTTGTCCAGATACTCCATTGAAGTTTTGTCTTCATCGAGCTTCACCTTGTAAAGTTTCGCCAAACTTTCCACTGCTGTAGAATGTTTTTCACTTCCTGGTTCGAGGGAAGCCAAGTTTTCGATTTCGTTCTTGATTTCCTCTTCCAACAAATTTTTAATTTCTTTGCCCATTTTGCATTTCTCCTTTCGTTTACTGGGTTCCATAAAAGGAAGTGTTATTTGTGCGGAATAAAGTCTTTAGCTTTGACTTTCAGCACTACATACTTTTTTGAAACTACAGCTTCAACTCGTTTCGATAGTTCCAAAAATAAAAAGGGTCCATCCGGATCTGAATGGTCAACTCGAAGCGTTCCGACTAAGAAAAGTCGAAATACAATACCCGTAAAAATGGCGCCTACCAAAACGCCGAGAGCAAAGATAATTGCCAAGTTCATGTGCGTCCTCCTTTTAAAATGTTTTTCCAAATCTTCAACCCGGGGAATTTTTCAGATATCAATTTAACATGTTTTTCCGTCACCTGCGTACTGAATTCTAATCTAGGATAAAAAGAAAGAGCCGTTGTTAGCGGCCCAATCTTTTTACTAGTCATAGTAATGGCGATAAGAAACTTTGTTTTTTCTTCGTTTTCGAGGAATTAGACTAAATAAGAAGTCTATTAAGAATTCTCCAAATTTAAATCCAATTCCCGCTAAAAAAGCTAATACAAATAATTTCATATGCTTACACTCCTTTCATAAAGGAGCTTGTTATTCTTGCGAACCCTCATAGACGATTTTCTTCCTCAAGTCAGACCAGGTTATATAGCGCTCTTTTCGGCACACTGGGCAATAGAACTTACTTACCTTACCGCCTATGTCTGTCAGTTCGCTGCTTTCCGCCTCAAGCCTGCTCTGGCAGTTCGGGCAATTGAACCGATATACTTTCTTAACAGCCACATCTACAATCTTCACTCTATCACCCTCTTTCTTGGCTGAGCAGCCAGAAGAACCGTCTGTACAAGTTGTAATAAGTATCCTTGCAGCATGGGATAGAAAATTTAACCCTCATGTAATCATAAGAAACCCCTTCCGTTACACCTTTCAAAATATAACAGTAAAGTTCTTCGTCTGCTTCTTTGGCCATCCGTTCGACCATGTCCATCCGATTCGAGTAAAACAGCCTTGCCATCGCGCATTTAGCAACCGGATCGCTGATGTTATTTGTCCTGCTCGGCGGTATCAATTTCGGCCAACTGCTCGGAAACCCATCCAGCATGGCATATGATTTCCGCCATATCGGATACTGTAGACAGAAATGCTTCAACTCGTAATACCGGTGTTTTTCAATCCAGTATTGGTTTTTCTCAGATACTTCCGGTCTTATCGTTGTGCTCATACCCGTTCACCTCGCCAGACATAACCCGTTTCCTGCCATAGTAACTTTGGAGAGATATAAAAGTTGATTCGTCCGTATTTCGAATTCATCTCTTCCAGATTGGTGATAAGTTTTCCGTTCCTGGTTGCTTTACCGATGGGCAGCCATCCAGATATAATGCCGGCTCGAATCCATGAAGCGTCTTTTCCATAAACCCTCGCTGCTACGGCTACTGGTACTGAACCAGATGCAAATATAACTTCATCCATTGGCTTTTGCCTCCTTTCAACTGCTATTCTAGGTTAGAAACAGCTTTTAGTGAAAACAACTTAGGTGGAGACAGCCGCCATCGGATCATCGTCATTTCACAAGGGTAATCTTCAAAGCCAAGCGTTTCGCAGGTAATAAACCCTTCCAAAACACCGATGATGATTTCTGCTTCGTACTGCTTGTATGGAAATATAAAGTCCGGAAGTTCCCGATGCATAGCGCTGCATTTTTGGCATCGGAACCTTCGAATATCTACTTTGTTTTTGACGCCGTATTTCGTCCGTACAATTCTTTTTACGGTGTCGTAATATTTCAACTGTCCGCCGCATTTGGGGCAGGTTGATTTGCTCTCACTAATCATATTTCATCTTTTCCTCCAATCGCAGCAAGAAAAGTTTTGTGTAGGAGTTGACAATTCCTATACTTATGATATATGATTACTAATAGCAAATCAATGGAAAGGTGGTCTCTATGCTTATAAAATGTCCGGAGTGCGAATTGCAAGTAAGTGATAAAGCTGTTTCCTGTCCGCATTGCGGATACCCGATGCAGTCAAGCTCCAAATCAAGAAAGCCTCGAAACAAAAACAACAAACGACGCCGTTTACCAAATGGGTTCGGACAGATCAGCGAGATTAAAAACCGTAATCTCCGTAATCCTTTCAGGGCGATGGTGAGCGTAGGAAAAGCAGAAAACGGACGGCCGATATGCAAACCTCTAAAGCCGGAATCCTATTTTCCTACCTATAATGACGCCTATGCCGCTCTTGTGGAATATAACAAGAACCCATATGATCTCGAGCCGTCTCTCACCGTCAAAGAATTGTACGAACGATGGAAACCGGAATACTTGAAAACTCTGAAGAATGAAGCGAGTGGCAGAGCAGTAGAATCCGCCTGGGGATATTGTTCGTCCGTGTACGGCATGAGAGTGATTGATGTCCGAGCGCGTCATATAAAAGGCTGTATGGAAGAAGGGATATCCGTAGTACGAGGAAAAGAACAAACCCCGAGCGCATCAATGAAGAACAAGATTAAGTCACTGTTCAACTTAATGCTCGATTATGCCTTGGAATATGAACTGGTAGACCGCAACTATTCGAGAACGTTCAATCTAACCGAGGAAACCATCAAAGAAATCGTAACGGTAAAGAAAGAGCACATACCGTTTACACAAGAAGAGATGGATTTGCTCTGGCAGCATGTAGATGATAAAATGTATGTAGACGTTATCTTGATTCAGTGCTATTCCGGATGGAGGCCACAGGAAATTGGTTTGCTGGAGTTGAAAGACGTGGATCTTGAAAATGGCACATTCAGCGGAGGAATGAAAACCGATGCAGGTACTAACCGTGTTGTACCTATTCACTCAAAAATAAGACACTTGGTAGAACGGCACTATAAAGAGGCTCAGGAAATAGGAAGCATATATCTGTTCAATTACGCCAATCCAAGCAGCAGGGTCAAGAATACGGCTTTGACCTACAACAGATATCAAAAGGCTTTTGGGATGATTCGGGACGAACTGAAACTTAATCCGGAGCATAGACCCCATGACGGACGCAAACACTTTGTTACCATGGCTAAAAAATACGGCGTTGATGAATACGCCATTAAATATATGGTAGGACATAAGATTTCCGATATAACCGAAAAGGTTTATACACAGAGAGAATTTGAATGGCTAAAAGACGAAATAGAAAAAATAAAATAGCTTGTATTTTTTGCCTATAACAAAGAAAAAGCCTCCTCGCAGCGGGACGCCGGTTAAGGCATCCGATACCACAAGGAGGCTCTCTTTTGTATAGGAATAAGTGTATAGGAGTAATGCAGGAATAATAGATGAATTACCTACATTTCTCGGCTTTTTCTCACATCTAACTGCTCTTAAAACCGCGTATTTACTGGGTTTTAGCAGTGGGTAAATCAAGGTAAGTTTCTATCATATGAAGTGGTTTTCACATCATTTTCCTGTGTTTGCTCGTGGTTTTCGGGGGGGCGTTCCAGT